GTAGAGACAACCGATATTACTCGTACTATCAACACGTCTGCTACGGTTACCTCGCTTTCTGTCTTCTCGCAATAGCTCCCATTCGAGCTGCAGAAGAACCAACGGTTAGCAACAATGCATCACCTATTGCTGCTGCTACAGGTAACGTAACCAATCAAGCTGTACAATTCCAGAACAACGGAGCCCCTAGTAGACAACAGTTTACTGGGGGTAATTCGTGTAACGGTGCAACGATGACGTTTTCCCCGTTTTACATGGGTAACGATACGTTGCCACAAGGCTACACCCGTAATAACAATTACGGTGCACAGCTTAACTTTTCTGTACCGCTTGACGGTGGGATGATCGAGCAGTGTAAGCAGTTAGCTAAACGTCACGAAGAGAAGATGCGCCTTGACTACGAAATTGTACGGGCGTTAAAATGTGCAGAGTTGATGAAGTCTGGGTTTACCTTTAGACCCGGTAGTCGTGTAGAAGTCCTATGCCACGACATTGTACCTATTGTGTCCCTGACAAATGAAGAAAAAAGCAACTGAGGACCAATTTAACGAGCTCCACAATCTCGTTACTTCTGAGTTTCTCTCTCGCATCAAATCTGGTGAAGCTACCACACAAGACCTTAAGGCTGCGTGTGACTGGTTAGCCAAGAATGATATCAGTGGTATTGCCATTGAAGGCAATCACCTGGACAAGTTGGCAAACGTATTGCCTACTATTGATCCTGAACTTGTACAACGGAGGTTGTATGGTACGAAAGCGTAGCGGTCCTAAGTACGCTAACGGTAATTACAAATCGTATCAAAAAGCATACGACGGTACTGAGCGTCAAAAAAACAAACGTGCAGCTCTCAATAGAGAGAATCGTAAACGTGGCACCTATGGTAACGGAGACAATAAAGATGTCTCTCACACCAAAGGTGGTAAAACACGCCTTATGATCCGCAGTAAAAATCGTGCCGCCAATGGTCACGGTAGACGCTCACGTTATGCATGACCCCTCTACTTCCAAGTCCTGATCACTACCTGCAAAATCTATTGACTATGACTAGCCCTGAAGCGAAACGGCTATGGCGACGTGCCATTAAGGAACACTTCAACTGTCAATGTGTCTATTGTGGAAAATCTTATGAACTTAATGAACTTACTCTTGATCACGTTGTACCTCGTTTTTATGGAGGAGAAACAACGACAAAGAATTTGGTTCCATCCTGCAGGAAATGTAATCAGAACAAAGGAACGAATAACTGGCTCTCGTGGATGAGAGAAACATTTGGGATGACTCCCAGAGAAGACCTAATTTTATCGCATATTAAATGATGCCGTACAGAACAATCCTAAACATGGCGCAAGGCGCTGTTAACACTGTTTCGGAATTTTACGAAGATGTAACGGAAACAGTCCGTAGCATCACACCAGAACCTATTGACCGAGCATTAGATGTAGTTGTAGAAAAACTTGAGCAAGGTTTTGCTAAAACTCCTATTGGTATAGCTGAACGGGGCGCGGTTGCTACAGGTGAATTGATTGCAGAAAAAACAGGTAATCAAGCCTTAGGGCAAGCTGTTGGGTTTGGTTTAGGATTGGCTGTACCGGGTCCTGATGTAGCTAGAGCCGCTACACCCGTTATCCCTAAAGGTGTCAAACTACCTAAACCCAAACCTGAGCCTACTGATTTAACTATGCCTCCAGGTATGGTACCCGCTTTGGCTGGTGGTGGGGGTGGTTTAAAATTGAATTTTAGCAAACCACGTGTCGATGTACCTGAAGCACCACAGGTGATGCCTTTGACTATTACTGAGCCAGAATTTATTGCTCCAGGTGTTAAACAAGGCATTGCAGATTTACCAGTTAATGTTAAAGCGCGTCAAATGCTAGATAAATCTCTAGCACGATTAGACAAACGACGTTCTGATTTAGATGATATGTTAGCTAGCGGTGAAGTAAAACGAGGATCTTCTAAATTTATTCGTCTTGATAAAAAAATTAGAGAAGAACGATATGGTGAAATGTCGTCTTTCTACAATCAACTAGATCAAGACCCACCAGCTTATGGTAAAGCTGCTTACAAAAATGTAGATCCTACTGATATTACTAAAAAAGCTGAACAACACCATTTGGCTGCTAAAGCACAAACAGCACCTTTTATTGAGGTTATGTTAGAAGTTGGTGACCCTGACGATTTGGTAGCATTACATGAATACTCACGTATGCTGGGAGTTGTTATGGGTAACTCTAAGAAAAACATGCTAGATGCTCCTGGTCCTATTCACCGAGCAGCTGCGGCTAAAACTGCAAAAGAAAAAGCAGGTAATATTCACTCTGCTTTTAGTGTTGCAGGAATGGAGCCAAACAACGCTTATGTAAAACGTTTGTTAAAAGACGCTGCTACTGCTGATGATGTTATGCGTGTATTTAAACAATATGCTGATGAGTATCTAATTCCTCAGCAAGATATTGCTAAAAAAATTGTTCAAAATTATCTTGACGAATACGCTATCACTTTAACTAAACCTCAGCGAGCTAAATTTGACCAACTAGCATCTAAACTCAGTAAAGGCTCTTAACTTATGAACACACTAGACCTGCTCAAAGACGATTTTAAACTATTCTTGCAGGCTTTGTGGGCTGAACTCGATCTTCCATCCCCAACCCGTGCACAATATGCGATTGCGGACTACCTACAACACGGTCCCAAACGTCTACAGATACAGGCATTTCGTGGTGTAGGTAAGTCTTGGATTACTGGAGCGTTCGTCCTGTGGACGCTCTTTAATGATGTTGAAAAGAAGATCATGATTATCTCCGCGTCGAAAGAACGTGCAGATAACATGTCAATCTTTCTACAAAAACTTATTATTGAAACGCCATGGCTGAAACATCTCCAACCGAAGAGCGACGACGCCCGATGGAGCCGGATTTCTTTCGATGTCCAATGCTCACCTCACCAGGCTCCGTCTGTAAAGTCTGTGGGTATTACAGGTCAGCTGACTGGTTCTCGTGCGGATTTGATGATCCTGGACGACATTGAGGTTCCGGGCAACAGCATGACTGAGCTTATGAGGGAGAAGCTTTTACAACTTTGTACGGAAGCGGAATCTATCTTAACTCCTAAGAATGATTCTCGAATTATGTACCTTGGTACTCCCCAAACCGTTTTTACTATTTATAGAAAACTTGCAGAACGTAACTACCGCCCCTTTGTATGGCCTGCTCGTGTTCCTCGTAAACTATCGAACTACGAAGGACTCATCGCTCCCCAGCTCCAGGAAGTCATCGACAATGGTGCCGATCCGTGGAGCGTAACTGACCCGGATAGATTTGACCATGAAGACCTTATCGAACGTGAAGCGTCTATGGGGCGCAGCAACTTCATGTTGCAATTCATGCTGGACACAAGCCTCAGTGACGCTGAAAAGTTCCCCCTCAAGATGGCTGATCTTGTCGTCACCAGTGTTAATCCTCAGTCCGCTCCTGATAGCGTCGTCTGGTGCTCAGATCCTAAAAACGTCATTAAAGACCTCCCAACGGTTGGGTTACCTGGAGACTATTTCTACTCTCCAATGCAGCTCCAAGGAGAATGGGGTCCTTACACCGAAACAATCTGCTCAGTTGACCCGTCGGGTAGAGGCAGTGATGAGACGGCAGCAGCTTTTATCTCCCAACGAAACGGTTACCTGTACCTGCATGAAGTGTCAGCTTACAGAGACGGATACTCAGACAATACGCTTCTGGACATTTTAAGACGCTGTAAAAAGTATAACGTAACTAAACTAGTTATTGAGACTAACTTTGGTGACGGTATTGTTGCAGAACTGTTTAAAAAACACCTTTTACAAACCAAACAAGGAATTGACGTTGAAGAAGTAAGAGCAAATGTCCGAAAAGAAGACCGCATTATTGATGCCCTTGAGCCTGTCCTTAATCAACACCGCCTTATTGTTGATCGCTCTGTCATCGACTGGGACTTTAAATCAAATCCCGACGAAGCTCCAGAAAAGCGCCTCCTCTATATGCTCTTCTATCAGATGAGCCGTATGTGTCGGGAGCGTGGTGCTGTACGACACGATGACCGCATTGACTGTTTAGCCCAAGGCATCAAATATTTTACAGATGCTATGGGTATATCAGCCCAAGAAGTCATCAAAGAACGTAAAAGAGACGAGTGGAATGATATGCTACAGGCATTCATGGACGACCCACAAAGTGAGACAAATCACCTAGTTTTGGGTATGTCTTTAGACCAAAAAAGACAAGCTAGAGGTAATACCAAAAACGGGATCCCTACTTGGATTTGACCCGGCCCGTCCGTATACAGGGGAAGGGAAGGGTGGACCCGACCCCTGGAGGGGTAATTCGAGACAAGCTCTCATTACCCCTTTTTACTACTGTATAGTAGACACTAAATTCTACTTCCCCATCCAAACCTTTGAATATTAGGCACTGTATCCTACTGTATGCATAACGTAGAACTAGTTCATGTTACACCCAACGCTGAATCCTTGATAGCGTACATGGCTAGGGTATCTAACCCATCCAACCAAAACAACACTGAGACCTCTCCAAGGCTTATTAGGTATCTAATCAAGCATAAACATTGGTCACCATTTGAAATGGTAAATATGTGTGTAGAAATACATACAACCCGTAGTGTAGCTGCACAGATACTGCGTCACCGTAGTTTTAGCTTTCAAGAGTTCTCTCAACGATACGCTGAAGCTTCCCAACTGGGCTCACCGGTCACTCCTGAGCTTAGACTCCAGGATACTAAAAACCGACAGAATAGTATTGAAGTAGAAGAAGAAGATCTATTTCTAAAAGATCGTATTAGGTACCTTTACAAACACGCTGAACAAGTCTACGAAGCCCTTCTAGAGGCTGGTGTAGCCAAAGAGTGCGCCAGAGACGTTCTACCGCTCTCAACGCCTACAAAACTGTACATGAACGGCACTCTCCGCTCTTGGCTGCATTATTGTGACCTTAGATGTGCCAACGGTACGCAAAAAGAACACAAACAGATAGCCGATAAGGTAAAGGAGTTGGTAGCCGTCCAATTCCCAGCCGTTTACGCGGCTATGTGGTCCGATGTGTAACCTTTTCCTTAATATGTGCATTGTGGGGCTGGTTCAAACCGCCCCTAACGCTTATTTACTACAAACAATTACAGATTCCGGTGTGATCCGGTCGTTTACTGTCCATGAAGACGATTATTGTCATTCTTTTAGCAACGTTCTGCCTTATTCAAGGCGCTCACCTGAACTATCACGCTCAAAATGGTACATCCGACCACCACTGACCCTGTTTGGTCCGTTATAATCGGGCTTTTACTGCTTTTAACTGGCGTTAGCTGGGTTATCTGGTATATCCTCGTCAAAATTTGACAAAAATTTCTGAAGCCTATATCATATTACAAAACGTAATGTTTCCCCCCAGGGGGTATCAAAAATGCTGATGGGTACCGCCGCTCGGCTGCGCCTCGCTTCCTTTGCCCTGTGCTATGCTGTGTGATCACGGCGCATGGGGAGCGAGCGAAGCGAGCGGGCAGCTGTCGATACGAATACTTATCAATATCGCTGCGCATCTGTGCGCCGGTTAACGCCAGTTGAACAAGTGCACACTACATGCTGACAACAGCTCGAAGCTGTGCCATACTGTATGCATACAGATGAGGGAGACACCCATGCGCAAGATTGAACGCCAGATGTGCGATGCTATTCGCAACACGACAGATTGGAGGAGTGGTAACACTCGTGTGACTAACTTCTACGATCGTGATAAGAAACTGGTTGCTACTAGTGTATTCCTTCACGACAACCTGATTGCAGAGGTTACTGACACTGACGTTACTATCTATGATGGTGGTTGGCAGAGTGTAACTACCAAGTCACGATTGAACGCCATTTGTAATGCTTTCTGTGCTGATGGTGAGGGAGTATTTCAACACAAGTTCGAGTGGTTCATTAACACTGAGAACCTCGTTATCCCTTTCATCAACGGTTACACCTTCGCTTGAGTATCATGACACCAAAGACTAAGCTTAACGATGTCACATT